CTGCAGATTGTTCCATTCAGATTCTGTCAGGTAAGCAGGGCAGTATGGAATCCCACGATAGGTTCCTTTGTAAAATTCACTCGACAGCAGTGTTCGCATATTCGCCCATGTAAAATCCGGATCATAATTTTCCTGAATATAGCGCATGGAAAGCCCTTTTGCATGGTGCTTAAAGAAAAAACGATAAAAGGCATTTACAGTGTCTTCCCGATCTGGATCTTTTACCATGCGTTTTACTCCATCAATGATTCCAGATTTGTAGCCGTACCCCATATTCACATCACCGAAGATCAGTTTTCCCTGCCGGATAGATGCTTCATTTACGAATTTGATACGTTCGCTGGTAGTATCCACTTCATTCTGGCCAATAGATAGAACTACATTCAGCTGCAGTCGACCGTCTCTGGTTTCCATATTGATTCCAGGTTCACTGGTGCTGATCCAATGGACGTTATTATCGTCCAAGACTTCCTGTACCTTGTAAAAATCAGACAGGTTACGGAACCATCTGTCAATCCGCCAGAAGATGATCACATCAATTTTTCCGGCTTTTACATCTTCGAGGAGTGAATGGATAGCTTTTCTCTTTTTTAATTCTTTACGGGCAGTTTTACCCTCGTCAGCATAAACTCCAGCAACGGTCATATTATGTTCTTTGGCGTAATTGGTCAGGTACTGCTTTTGCGCTTCCAGGGATTTACCGTGCATCATCTGTTCAGCGGTAGACACACGGATGTAAATGGCGCAGCGTTCAATTTTACTTGGCATATTATATCACCTTTCTCTTCAATATACGTAAAAATGAGCATAAAAATAACAGCCAGCAGAAGAACATGAGTTCTGCTTGCGGTGGCTGCTCGAAGATGATACACTATATTTTGAACGTACTGGTGTATCCTTCGGGGCATTAGTCTTGAGCCGTTCCTGTTGGCGCAGGAGCGGTTTTCTTTTTTATTTCAGTAAATCTGCAATACAAATCTTTAAATCGTTGTAGATTCCCACACTGATTTCTTCATCAAAAGAATATTGCGTAGAATCTTCTGGCTCACCAAAACAGTAGACTTGGACGATCCGTGTCATTGGGTTGACAATCCAGTATTCACGGACACCGGCTGTCCGGTACTTAAATAATTTTGTGAGATAATCCATGCGCTGGCTGCTTGGCGATACAATCTCAATAATGAAATCAGGAGTACCGTTGCATCCTCTGTCATTCATTTTACTTGGATCACAGATTACAGAGATATCTGGTTCAACATAATTACGATCATCCTGATTGAGGAAAACGGCAAACGGAGCCGGATAAACTTCGCAGGAACCGCCCTTTGATTTGATATAATTTTGAAGAGCGGTAGTAAATAATGCAACAAGTTTCTGATGCAATGGACTCGGTGGAGCCATATTGTAGATCTGACCATCGATCAGCTCTGCACGCTGTCCATCTGGGAGAAGATAGATATCTTCAACTGTGTAAGTGTTTGGCTTTGGTAATGGCATGTGATCACGTCCTTTCTAAAAATAAAATTAGAAGTGAAGTTAATATTATTCTAGTTCTTCGTCATCTTCATCGGTATCAACGTAATTTTTTGAATAGTTTTCAGTAGTTGATAAAGATTGACGGTATTCTTCGGCTGCCATAGTTCGGTTAAATTCGGCAGTTGGTTCTATTTCAGTGACTAATTCTTCTAATTCATCTATTGTAACGTTGAAGAATTCTTTTCTCATGTTTACTTTGTTGACTCGCTTTTGATTTAACATTTCATGCAATTTGCTTTCCAATCCAACAGCATCATCAGAGAAAATAAAGCTATGGACATCAAATTTAAATGGAACAGATGCATTACCCAATTCATCTACACGATCCTGAGGATTAAGTCTTCTTGTCATTCCAATTTTAAATACATTTTCGCCAAATGAACCAAGATTGCTAATAACATATACGTTTCCGGCTTTTCCATTTGCAAGATTGGAAATTTCTTCTTTTTTAAGAACAACCTCGGATAATTGTGCTTGTAATTGAAGGATTCGAGCATTAAGTTGTTCGAGTTCAGATGAAGAGGCAGATTGCAACTGATTTTGCAACTTTTCTATTTCGGTATTATATTTAGATTCTTCTTTTTCTACTTTCTTGCGTTCTGCTTCGAGAGCTTTGCGTTCTTGTGCTTCCTGACGCATTTGTTCACGAATAGCGAGCTGCTCTTGACGAGCTTGTTCTTTTTTTACATAATAGTTATATTCTATTTTTACAGCATTGATAAAGAGATATTCTATTTCTCCGATAAATTTAGTTAATGTACCGGCTATGCTTTGATTCCCTTCAGCTGCAACTTTTAAGAATTTTTGAGTTACTTTTTTTACATCTCCAATTGATGTGTCGAGCTTTTCATATTTGAGGTTATATAAAATATTCTGAAGCTCAGCTCTGAGTGCAATAACCATTAACTTATAAATAGCTTGATTGGCTTTTGTAGTGTATCTGGCGGAATACTTTTGTAAAATAGAATCTATCTGCTTATCATTAAGCCTATAGGCTTTCCGCAAATCTTTTATATCCATGCAATGTAGCTTTAATATAACAGATGGACTAATTTCTTCCAGTTCAGATAATTGATTTTCGGGAAAGCGAAGAGTGCTTTGTGAAGGCTCATAATTCAAGTATTTATCAAATGTGTAATTGATGGCTTTCACGAGTTCCTTAGATTTATTTAGTTTATTAGTTTGAGTTTTTACATTCTTGTTTAATTTTACTTCTTGAGAACGCAATTCTTCTAATTGGTTCAAGATATTTTGACATTCAGAATTTTTTTCAGCGATGGATTTATCGATAGAATCCAGATGTTTCTGAAAATCTTCCTGAGCAGTCAGCTTTTTTGCTTCATATTCCTTTTTTAACTGCTCGGTCATATCAAGGATCTTGTAATAGTCAAATGCACCTAATTCTTGGAGCTGCTGGTGCATATTTTGATTATCGTTAAGTAAATTTTGATTTTCTGTTTTGAGTTGTTCGATTTCCGTTTTAAATTGCTTGATTTTAAAAATATCCC